AAATTTTTGATGACTAGCAGTATCAACTTTAAAATTTTTCTTAGCTTTCAAATTGAGATAAGAAATGACTTCTTTACAAATCGACAATTTATTATTATTATCTATATCAGTCTTTATAATATCAGTCTTTATTGTTTGTACTTCTTGCGTATCCAGAGTGGTATTTTCTACAGTTCTGGATGGTAATTTCTCCGGTTTAAGAATTGTTTGTTGAACAATTTTGGGACCAAGGATATAAAGTCGATTTGGCTTAGTCAATCCTTGACGCTCTTCCTTTAGCAAACCTGATGTCACAAGTTCCTTTTTAATCTTGGTTACTGTCTTCTCTGAACATCCAAGTTCTTCACAAAATTCAGCTGTAGTAAAATACATAAAAACTTTGCCATTTTGATCATGCCACTTTGACTCCAAAGATAAATCCAAACGATTATAGAGCAATGCATACATAATCTTTGCATTGTTTGATAGTTTTTTATATGGCTCTTTAAATAGCCATTTGGGTAATTGAAAGTATTGATACTTTTCAACTTCATTTTTATAATATGTCTCAGCCATATACTATTCCTCCACACTTGAAAATTTTGTGTATTCTTTGTGAAAATACAACTTCACTGTGCCTAAACTGCCATGCCGATTCTTTTCCAAGATCAGTTCGGTTAAGTTATTCGCTTCTTGACTGTCTGCCTGTTCCTTCTGATAGTAGGCCTCACGATACAAGAATGCTACGATATCAGCATCTTGCTCAATCGAGCCAGACTCTCGCAAGTCTGCCAGCATCGGGCGCTTATCTTGCCTCTGTTCAACTGCGCGACTTAATTGAGATAAAGCAATGACTGGTACTTTTAAATCTTTTGCAAGTATCTTCAATTCCCTTGATATTTCAGAAACTATCTGCTGACGATTTTCTCCTTTTGATCCAGTAATTAACTGCAAGTAGTCAATGATAATAACACCAAGACCACCCATTTCTTGGGAAAGTTTTCGAGCTTTTGAACGAATTTCTGAAATACGAATACCTGCTGTATCATCTACGAAGATAGGAGCATCATAGAGATTGCTTTGAGCATGCACAAGCCTTCTCCATTCATCTGTACTTAAATTCCCAGTCTTCAAATGATAACCTGGAACCATCCCCTCTGATGCAACCATCCGTTCAATTAAGTCTTCTGCTCCCATTTCGAGTGAAAAAATAACAGTTGGTTTATTTTCTTTCACAGCTACATGCTTTGCTATATTCAACGCTAATGCAGTCTTACCCATAGCAGGACGTGCAGCAAGAATGATAAGGTTATCCTCATGAAGACCTGTTGTAATCTTATCTAATCCTATGAAACCTGTAGAAATCCCTGTCACAAATCCATCTGTCTGCGAGCGAGTCTCAACTATTTGCATATGTGTGTCTAGGATGTCAGCCACATTACGAAATCCAGTACCTGAATTTTGATTACTGATATTGATTAAGGATTTTTCAGTTTTAGCAATGATGTCACCAATCGATACATCACCTTGGTAGGCACTAGATAATGAATCAGACAAGTCAGCGATGACTTTCCGAAGAGTTGCCTTCTCTTTTACTAATTTTGCGTAATGCTCCACATTTTTTGAAGTTGGTGTTGAATTTACCAACTCGACAACGTAGTTTATACCACCGATATTTGAGATGTCACCTTGATTGGTAAGAGCAGAAACCATTGTCGTAGCATCGATTGGCTCACCTTTTTCAAGCAATGACAACATAGTTTTAAATACAATCTTGTTGGCAGGCTTATAAAAATCGTCAGGAGTTAATTCGTCTGCAAGTGATATCATCGTTTCCGGTGAGATAAAGACAGCACCCAGAACTGACTGCTCTGCAACTAGATCATGAGGTAGTATTCTAAAACCTTCACTCATACACTCTTCCTCCAGTAGCTTTCTAAGTCAATATTCATAACAGCAGCAAGATTCTTCTGCTCGGTTAAGATTTGTCTACGGTAAGGAGCTAGACCAGCTTGTCGCTCTTCCTCACTTTGTGGCAAGTAGTATCCATTTGGTTTCGTCTTCTTAGCCACAATAGGGTGTCTAAAATTAACTCGAAGACTTTCAATGACTTCTTCTAACTTACGTTTTGAGAGTCCAGTTTCTAAACGTATTTCACTTGCTTGAATTGGAAGGTCGAACGTAGCGCAATTAAGAATCATATTTAACACCCGAATTTCCATTTCGTTCATGTTGCGACTTACACTCATATTTTTATCCCTTATTTCAAACCTACTGGTGGATCCACATCGTATGTGAATTGCTTATCTGAATTTCTCAGATTCATACGAGCGATGTCGCTTGCGATTAGTTGTCTGTTTTTCTTTTTAGATTCTGCTCGATCATCTAGCTCATTTACTAGTGCCCAGAGCAAAAAAAGCATTGTTGTTCCGAAATAGATATATTCAATCATTTTGTATTTTCCTTTTCTTCATAGATTGCTACGATTTCTTCAAGATCTGCGATACGTTGATTTGCTATCTGATATTTTTCTTGAAGGTCTATCAATTCCCTGTTCATATCCAACGCAACCAATCGCCAGTCGGTGTTGACTTCGATTTTTGTTGTGTTGAAAAACCATTTTGTGATTTTGTCTAGTAATTTCATGTAATTTCTCCTATATTGCAGTTTTCTGCCAGTTTTCGTGATACCATTCAATCACGGCATCCCTTGGATATTTCTCGCGCTTGCCCTCAATTCTTGGGAAGTCTGCGTGTCGGTTGAAACGTTCGTCAAACGTTGACGTGTCTTTTGTTCCAAGTAACATTTCGGAGCATTGCGACTTGTTCAGTTCCATTGGATAGCGCCTTTTCTCATCGGTCACAATCGTCATGACTTTGAGTGTTCTATCCATCAATCCAGCTTCAAACTGATCTAATAATTGATTCATTAAGTCATTCATGATATAATTTCCTTAGATATTTTTGATAAGTGCCTGATTGCAGTCAGGTGCTTTTTTGTTAATAAATCTTACTTTCCATCGCCCTGAGCTCTATCTCATGGCTAACTTGTTTCAATAGCTTCTCACATGCTATTTTAGCTTCTCTGTATGTTGTGTTCTCTCTGATAAAGTAATCAGCGAGTTCTATGATTTTATCTTCCATTCAACCTCCTATATCGGCCTTGAGACCGATGTGATTCCTTCTTGATTTGATATAATAACTTTTGACTAGGACCTCTCACTGTTTTAGTCAAAAAAACAACAGAAAGGAGCAATCTCATGTCAAAGACTCCAATAAAACCTGGAACAGACAATCAGAAACCCGGCCACTATGTAGAGGTGGGACCTCGTGGTGGAAAAGTCACTAATGGTCATACCGCAACTATTGGAAAAGGTGATCGGCTACCTCCGACATCAGCTAAAGGCAACGGCTGGAAGAAAGTCTAATCTTCGTTTGCGTACAATCGTTCAATGGTTGTACGCTTTTTCCATAAACAAAAGCACATTCCAAAAATATTTATTTGAATCCATGCTTCAGCGTAATCTTTCCCATCTCTGGCGTAATGAGTTATATAATGGTGAATCATATTTTTCCTTTCTAATTTTGGTATAATAAAGACAATAAAATGATTGGAGAAATCTTATGATATTTCAAGCGAAAATAACCTCTTCTACCTCTAGACCTGTAAATGTTGATGATAGCTGTCCAAATTGTAAAAAACCAACCAATCCAGATCTTGTAAACTCTTCTTATTTTTATCTTGGAGAAGATAAAACAAGCCTAGTATTAACATTTAGATGCTTAGGTTGTAAGCACTTCTGGACAGAGGAGTTTATAGCTACAAGATATTCAACCAATAACTACACTCAAGAATACGATATCGAACATATAAAAGTAACTCCTAATCTTCCTAGTGATATACCTATATCTGACGATGTAGAGATAGTTTCTCCAATTGGTAAGCAAATCTATGTTCAAGCACTAAAAGCTGAACATGAACAACTAGACCACATTGCAGGCATCGGATATCGAAAGGCACTAGAGTTTTTTGTTAAAGATTTCTCTATTGTTACGAATCCTGATGATGAAGAAAAAATCACTAAAATGTCATTAAAGCAAGTTATTGAAACATATATCAAGGATGAAGACCTTAAAACATTTGCACTAGCATCTGCTTATATCGGTAACGACGAAGGTCATTACTATAGAAATAATCCTGATAAAGATTTCAAAGACCTAAAGAACTACCTGCACGGAGTTATTCACTACATGGAAATGAAACTCAATTTCCTTGATGCTCAAGAGCTTGTGAATCGTTCAAAGAAATCTTAGAGTCTAGTTCATCTAACTTCTCAGCTATATATGTCACGGTCCTCAATATTTCATTGAGGGCTGTTCTTTCTAGTTCGTTCATCCTTTCCTCCTGCTATACAATATCGGTTTGGTTTCATGTTTGCTCCTTTGAACGAATTTTCGTTCACTTGATTAAAAAATTAAGCAGTTGATTCTGCTGAAGTGAAAAGGTATTTTAGTTCATATTCTGGGAAGAATTTTTCTTGAACTAACATAGCCTCTTGAAATGTGAACGGATATTTCCCTTTCAGCTTATCGCTGACAGTTTGAGTTCTAACAGACAGATAGTCTGCGATATCTACAATGGAAATCCCTTTTTCTTTTCGTGCGACGTCGATGTTCAACATACATACAACTCCTTTCTAAACGAATTTTCGTTTATTTTATTTTAAAATTGTAATTAAATTTTTTTTGTA